ACAGAGACATATCGTGCTAACTCTTTAAATGTGTCCTGAAAACTATTTCTGCGATAAACGTCATGTCTTTTAATCCAGTCAACAAACAATTTAAATAACTGTTCCTGTACAGGATTATCAAAAAGAGAAATCCACGTTCTAATCTCAGGTTGTGTACTGTTACTTAGTTTGTTTTTAATTAGTGTTCTTGCATCACCTGTCCACACATCCGGGCGAAAGTGTTCTGGAGAAAATACTTTTCCCAAGTAAGGCTTTGGCAACCCTGTTTGTTTACACCAATCCCAAAATTCCTGCATATAGAATATATTATATGCTCCAACTGTATGACTAACACTGAGTCTTATATTGTTATAATCCTGTTGATATTGCAACCATTGTTCTATATTGTTTAATAGTATATTCCAGTTGCCAGGATATCTAATATATTCATAATGGCTTCCCACACCATCAATACTAAGTTGTACGTCTATTTCTTTAAAGTTGCTCCATTCTACTAACCAACGTTCGTCTGGCATTACTTGGGTATTAGTAGTGTAATGTAAGGTTACATTACTGGCACGTTCTCGTAATCTTGAAAGAAAGTCCAGTTGTTTTAGTGGTTCACTTAGAAAAGGCTCTCCGCCCGGTATGTCAATGTGTATAACATTCGGCATGCTAGCGTGTAGCTGGTCTACAATACTATCATTCAAATATTCATGACTTTTGATATCTACATTATATAAGTCTTTTTGTTCTTGACGCCATCTACTGCTGGAGTATGGACTACACATCACACACTTCAAGTTACAGGTATTACCAAATGCAATACTTGTAGTAATATACCCATCCTCTTCTTGCCAGTTGTCATACTGCTCAGTCCAACGTTCGTAATCTAGTTGTCTTTTACTGGGTGTGCCTATCTGTTCATCCTGTACACAACGTATACAACCCTGAGGGAAACTGCCAGACAGAAACTCCTGTTTGATTCCTTTAAGGAAATCACTGTCTGTATATTCTTGTATTGTGTTTTTAGTGATATTATAACGTTCGTTATAACCTTGTGTGCGAAATTTGCAGCAGGGAGATATAACTCCCTGCGGACTTATATCTAAACTAGCCCATGGTGCGTAACATTTATACTTGGACATCTTCCATACCCGCTGTGCGTAGTCTTACAATATGTCCAGTCATCCACTGTTTACTGTCTAGGCCTTTCATAATACCCAACCACTTATTGCGTAGTAGTGCTACTTCATTGATAATGGTTTCAAAGTCTACTACTTCATCTTCACCGTCCACATACTTCTCAGCATCTCGACTGCTAAGTGCACGTGGATAGTTTTCCAAATACTTGGTGAAGTGCTTGCGGCGTATCTTACGCAACTGTATGTTTAGATGATTAAGCACAGCCTCAACTTCTTGTAGTTGATTAAAACGTATTTCAGTTACTGCTGGGAGTTCTTTGATACTTTTCTCAACAAGTCCATGTATGCCAACTTCTTTACGAGCTTGCTCAAGTTCGTTTTCAAAGTGATCAATGAAGTCAGGTATCTTTCCAATATCTTCTACAACAATAGTATACCAGTTTGCCATATTACTATTATACAGTTTCTAATAGATTAGTCAACCAGGGAAAAGTAGACTGCCAGTTAGTGCTTCTGCGCCTGTCTAACTCGGTGAGGTATACTCCAAGTTTTTTTATTTCTGCTCTGTTAAGCTCATGTGTGTTGATTTCTTTTTGTATACCTAACATATAGTCTTTAGCAGCCTGTTCCTGTTGTGTATTGCTGGGCATATTTTCAAGTATTTGTTCAAAGTCAGCATCGAAAAAACCTTTTCCAAATATCCGAGGATGTAAAAACTCGTAAGTCATCACTGTGGTGCTAAAGTAGTGGTTAATCTGTCTGTGTGTACGAAGTGTGTTTACATAGTCAATTAGATCTGCACTTGTTTTCATTGTAAGACCACAGAGTGTTTGATTAAAGTTAAGATATATCCAATCCTCAGCGACTACATGTTCGAAGTTACGTTTTACTAAATTTAAGTCTGTTCCAAACCGTACATACTCTTGTTCTGCACCTAGGCAGTCTATACTACACGTTAAATCAAGTCTACCCAAACATTGTTTCTCTACCAGCTCTTTAAGACTACTAATATACTGTTTAAATTTGGTGTGTTTGATATTTAGGTTGCTTACAATATTAAATTCAAGTTCTGGACAAGGGTATTCATTAAACCATTCTAGTGCATAATCAAATTGCCGTTGATAAAATGGTTCTCCTCCTAAGAAATGAAAACGTTTAACATCATGCCTATGTTGTTCCAAATATTTCCAAAACTTTTGTGTAAGCTCTGGTAAATTATCTACAAGCTGTGCACGATTATCAATCACAACACCGTCTTGTTCAAATCTGCCATGCTTGAAATTCTCACCACGTATCTTACTGCTAAAACCATCCCAACAATATAAACAACTCAAGTTGCAAATGTTATCAAAATATACTTCTACTATTTTGGGAGTTACTTCTATTGCAGAAAGATCAGTTTCTAATTCTACTGGAGTAAGATCTGGTATGGTTAAATGATGCATACGATCACTAGTACCGCCTGCATCCTCTACAAGTTTGCAATGTTCACACCCGCGGCCAGGCCATTCGCCTGCTAACATTTTAGTTCTATCTTCAAGTTTTAAGGGGGTGTTATGAAACGTTTCAAAATTAGTTGAATCAATAAACTCTTTCTCTACCCGGTGACAGCTACTCGTACTTCCTTCATAAAGTCTTATAGTGCTCCATGTCCATTTAAGCTGACAAGCTGGCGATTGTTTTATGGGAAAATGCTTATCAGACACATCTTACTCGTCTTCAAATTCATAATCATCATCTTCAGAATTGGAACTTAATTCATCAATTGCTATACCTAAATATTTGTCAGCATTAGCTAGTTCTTCTAAAGTTTCGTCATCAATACCTAGATCAATTAGTTCATTGATCCAATGGTCTGCTGCATGCTGCTTATCTTTAATATACTGACTAAGAATAATCCAAGTGTCTACAAGAATTTCAGAATCCATATTATTCCTCAACAACCTCTAGCTCGTCTTGTTCAATTTCTTCTTCTAAAGGTTCATCTTCGGAATTACTTATCAAACCATTTGAAATATCATTCATAATGATTTCAAGTTTTTCACCGGTCCAACCTTTGCGGAACTCTAGCAATTCTTCGCCAGCGGCTGTAGTATACTTTAGACGATTACCTTGTTTAACAAGTAGCTCTTGCTTTTCAAACATATCAAGCAATCCACTGTAGGGATCCATTCCTGACTCGTAAGGAATCTTAACCTGTACGCCTTCAAATGGCTTTGCGTAGCGTGTTTTCATAACCTTACATGCTGCACGAATACCACGTACATCACTTACCTTATTACCATCTACATCTTCTTTGAGCTTGAGCTTACGCATTGCTACTACAATACTTGATGCGTAGATAAAGCCCTGTCCGCCTGAAATCTTATCATCAGGATCAAACATGTCCTGGCTAGCATATGTGTGGTTGGTACACACCATACCAACGTTATAACTACCAATCATGTTAACTGTGTTACGCACAAGAGCTGTTAGTGCCTTGGGCTTACGACCCATATCACCTTTCATATCACCTCTATCGAACTGATCAACATCTGTAGGAGTTAGTAGCATGCCTAGGCTATCAATAACAAACAGAACCTTTGGACGGTCTTCTTCTGCCATAGCACGATAGTCTTTCATAAACGTACTAATAGTCTTAGCAACGTCATCAATCATGCTCATGCTTAGTTTGAGTAGTTTGCTTTCATCTGTGTCAACACCTAGTGCCTGTAGCCATGCTTCGTCTAGAGCGTTCTCGCTGTCAACTAGTACAACAAAGATACCTTGCTCTTGGGCGTTCTTAACAATGTTAGCACTAGCAAAATAACTCTTACCGGCGCCGCTCTCGCCAGCAAACACTGTAACCTTACCCATTGGTACACCCTTGTGGAAATCACCACTGATAAGATAGTTTAGTGCATAATTGCCTGTGCTGATCCAGTCAGTTGGATCATGAAACCCAACACTGAGTCCATCAATACTTTTTGTAATATCCTTACGGAATTTGCTTACGTCAAAAGGCTTTGCCATTTATATCTCCAGTATAAGAAAAGTAAGGGAGAGCATTGCGCTCTCCCCCTATTTAATCAAGACTTCTGTCTTGAACGGATCATTGCAAGAATGTCTTCTGCACTCTTACCACCGTTATCGCCTGCTGGCGCTTCTGCTACTGGAGCAGGTTCTGGAGCAGCCTCTGGTTCAGGTGCTGCTGCTGTTTCAGTGGCCTGTGGTGCTGGCGCTGGCTTTGGTGCTGCCGCAGGAGTGTCAGACGTTTTAGAGGAACCCGCTGGAGCATCAACACCATATGGACGATAATACTGTCCAAAACGCTCAACATCATAAGCCTCGCCATCAACTGATGCTTCAAACATCTCCTTGATAGCGTTTAACTCTACCTCGCTAGGACGCTTGGGTAGGAAGTCATTTAGGTTATGTAAGCCAAAGGAATCAATTGCTGCCTTCTGTGCCTCTGTTAGTGCAGTCTCCTTGCGAGCCCACTTACTTGTGGAGTAGTCAGCGTACTGTCCCTTGGTTGTCTTTGTGATGCGGAAATCAAGTCCTGCATCATAGTCTGTTGGAAGTTCCTGGATATCAGGATCCATAAGTGCATCCTTAATAAGATTAAAGATACTTGGACTAATTACAAACCTACGAATTGGATTCTCAGGCTCAACATCATCTGCGAGAGGATTTTCTGTTACGAAGCCCTGGAAAATGTAACTGCGCTTCTTCCAGTACTTGCGACCCATCTCCTCAAGACTTGAGTCCTTAAACCAGCCACGTACTTCACTTAGTACTGGGCAAGTATCGTTCCACATCTCAACGCATGGAACTTGAACTGTAACTTGATTAGAATGGTCACCCTTTACACCATTAAAGGGTAGACGAATCATTAGCCTTTCCATCCAAAAGAAAGTGTTTGATTCATCC